CCGAAGGGCTGCTGGGTGGCCGTCTGAGCCCCCGCTTTGTGGCGCAAATGCTCGGGTTCCCGGCAGGGTGGGTCAGCTCCGAGCACTCGGCAACTCCGTCCAGCCCCAGTGCGCCTACATCGTCGGTCGACGACTGAGGCAGCTGATCGAAGCTCCGTGAGCCGTCCTCAAGCTGCTCGAGATCGCTCCGGGTGGCGTGCAACAGCAGCTCGAGGTCGAGGCCAGGCCAGGTGGTTGATGACCCGCCGGCGGTTGGCCCATCGGTGCGCGTTCATGCTTGCCCGCTAGGCTCAACAGCCGAGCACCAGCATCAAGAGGCCCCGGGATTTTTCAGTGGTGTGTCACCATCGCACACCGATACTGAGGGCACGGGGTCGTGTGTCGCGCCCCCGGTAACCCTCAAAGGACCGAGCAATGATCAAACACCGGGATAGTTTCGCCGTGGCCGAGCGCCGCTGCATCATCGTAGGCGTTGCGCCAGCATCGCAGCTGGGCCGCCGCTCGCTCGTCGTACTCGTCGAAGGGGCCAAGCCGGAAGGCCCCGATGCCATGACCATCATGGCCGAGGCCGGAAAGCGCCGCTCATGGTCGGGCAAGATCGAGCTGGCCATGATCGAAGACCACCGCGCCGAGCAGGCGAAAGTGGGTGAGTCTTGAGCGCCTACACCGAGCACGGCAAGGCGGCAGACGCGCGAGCAGAAAAACTGATCGCCGATGAAGTGCTCTGGAATCAGAGCTACCTCGTCGACTCGATCTTGGCAGCGGACGACCTATCAGCTTGCAGGGCTGGGCAGATCGGCGGGCACCATGAGCCGCTGCTGTTCGGCTGGGATGACATCTCTGGGCTGCTGCCCGTGCCCGAGGACATGAGCATCGGCGAGCTGATCGCATGGTGCGAGGACATGGGCCACGGCGACGAGTCCAAGGAGCTGATAGAGGCCGAAGCCATGGACGAGGACGAGCTGCGAGACGAGCTTGAGACCATCGTCAACGACAACGCCGAGCCCGCCGAGGTGTACGAGTGGTGGCTCGTCTCGTCGTGGCTTTCCGGGCAACTCGAAAACGCTGGAGAGGTGACGCTCGACTCCTGCGGCTGCCATTGGTGGGGTAGGTGCACTACGGGTCAGGCCATCCTCCTGGATGGGGTCATGCAGGACATCATCTGCCGCCTCGGCTGGGTCGAGTCGGACGCAGCAGCAAAGGACGGTGAAGGATGAGACGCGCCGAGCGGATGGTGCGCGGCGCCATGGGCGGGCATTGGTCCGGGCAGTTGACGTGCGCGGACGTCGCCGTGATCGAGGGGCACGCCTTCGATGCCTTGTGGGACGTGGGCGGGCTCTCCGGCGCATCCTCGCAGCAGCTGGCTCAGGCAATCGAGCTGGCCTGCAAGCGGTGGGTGGCCGAGCACGCTGCAGCGGTTCGGGCCTTCGATCGGTTGGCCATCCCATCGCGGCCCTTCCTGATCGCCGAGCGTGAGAACACGTCGGAGCTGGCCCAAGCGCTGATCGGCAAGGTCAGAGCCTTCGATGCTCAGTGCAAGGCTGGCGAGCACACCGACACCGGCCAGGCGTGGGAACTGCTACACCTGATCGAACTGGGCCTCAACGCGCTCGTGATCCCCGACAAGCCCAAGCCAGACGGCTGCAACGATCCTAGAAACTGGCCAGATCACCCAGACGCTGATTGTCCCACCTGCAGCGGCGAGGGCGCACGGGACGGTGGCGATCTCTGCCCGGAGTGCGACCGATGACCACCACCAAGGAAGCCAAGACCATGACGATATATGAAACCCGCCGCCACGCTCGCCGCGTCCGCAACGTCCGAAGGATCGGTTACAACATGAGCCGGATCGAGCGCCGTGAGTTCGTCCGGGCCATCGAGTCCGACCCGATCTTGGCCCGCCACCCTCTCAGTTGGTTCCGCCGCGACCGGAGCTGGTTCGCCGCCTTCGGCGACGAACGCCAGCCGCTAGTTGCTAGCTCCGGTCTAAGCGGCATCGAGGTCCGGGAGGTCTCCCTTGGTCGCCTCGGCATCGTCAGCGAGGGCAGTATCATTTTCCCGAACGCCGACACGCCCCGTCACTCACCCACCATCGGAATGGAGAACGACCGATGACCACGACCTACACAATCCGCCGCCTGGGCCGTCTGCTCGAGCAAGGCAACGCACGCATCGCTGGCACCGCCGCGAGCAGCACCGTCCATGAGGGGCGCGCCTGGATCGTCGAGGATCTGGAGCGCCAGGAGACCTACCATGTCGACTGCTGCGACCGCCCGACGTGGGGCCGCTACGTCGATGTAGATCCCGCCGAGGACGTTTGATCCTCAAGACACAGGAGATTGAAGCATGACCAACGCCCCCCTGGACAAAGACAGCGGCCCGAGCGCTCGGATGAGTTTCTCGATGCGCCGCAAGCACTTCCGCTTCCTGCGCCGTTGGCAGAAGGCGCACAAGCAGGGCAGCGTGGCTGACGCGCTGCGCGAGATCTTGGACCGCGTTGAGGCGGACAAGGCGTTTCTGAGGGAGGCCGGGCTGTGAGTGCTGAGGCTGAGAAGGAGTTGAGGGAGCTCAGGCGGGGCCTGGAGGCTTTCGCCCAGAAGATCGGATCAACAGAGATTCAGCGGGAGATCTTTGAGTTGTTGCACCCAAAGGCGAAAAGGGCTCGGGGCTTCCGAGAGTCTCTTCGAGCCTTGTGCCGTTCACAAGGCTACGTGCTCTGGATCGACGAGCACAAAGGCCCTCAGATCCGCGAATGGGTGCAAGGAGACGACGACTACATGGCTAAGGCTGTGTTTGAGGAGGACTGACATGGAACACCCCAAGGATCACGAGCCCCTGACAGTGTGCGACGAGCGGGCAGCCAAGTTGGTGCTGTTCGTTTGCATCGCCCTGCCGATTCTGTTCGCGGTCGTGTGGCTGTTGAGCTAGGCTGACCCAACCCCGCAGATCGTGACCGGCAACTGAGATCGGATCGACTGCCAACTAGGAGGATGAGATGACGACGGTGATTGACAAGCCGATGGATGACGGGACCACGCTCGAAGAGTTGTGCGCTGCGTTGAACATCGCCAAGGCCCAAGAGGCGAGCGCCAAGTCCAGGCGCGTGGAAGACGAGTGGCTGCTGATCGCCAGTGCGATCACGAGCAAGCCGGGCAAGGTCAGCGTGAAGCTCGACACCCTCGTAGTGGGAGCCGTCTGATGGCCATCGACCTGAGTAGCATCGTTGGTGGGCAGCGAGTGCTCCCCCCGAAGGTTACAGTGGTGGGAGTCGGTGGCATCGGCAAGACGACCTTCGCCGCTGACGCTCCAAATCCCATCTTCCTCAACACCGAAGAGGGCCAGGGCCTGCTGGACATCGAGCGGTTCCCGCTGTGCGAGACCTGGGCTGATGTGATCGGCTGTGTCGCTGCACTGCACGGCGAGCACGATTACAAGACGGTCGTGCTCGATTCGATGACGTTCGCTGAGCCCATGCTCCACGCTCACTGCTGCGAGAAGTACAACCAGACGGACATCTCCCCTCGCAAGGGCGACTTCGCCTTCCAACGTGGGTATGACGTGGCTGTGGACGAGGCCATGGACTTGTTCCGAGGGCTCGACAGTCTGCGGACGAAGCATGGCATGGGCGTGGTGATCATCTGTCACGCCGAGCCGGTGAAGTTCGAGAGCCCTGACGCTGAGACGTATAAGCGTTACCAGCCCAGGTTGCAGGGAAAGTTGTCGGCCCGGCTGCACGACTGGTCAGACTGCCTGCTGTTCGCCAACTACAAGGTGGCGGTGGTCACGGACGAGGAGGGTTTCAACCGTGAGCGCAAGCGAGGCGTGGGTACTGGCGAGCGTGTCCTGTACACCGAAGAGCGGCCCGCGTTCTGGAGCAAGAACCGTTACGGCCTGCCAGCGGAACTTCCGCTGAGTTGGGCGTCATTCCAATCGGCTATCGCTGACAGCGTGGCCAAGTCAAACAAGGAGAACAACTGATGGTACAACTCCCCGGATTCGACCCTCATGCCGCAGCGCAAGCTGGCGAGCCTGGCAGCGACGATTACGCGCCGATCCCCGAGGGCTGGTACAACGCCTCGGTGGCGAAGTCTGAGATCAAGCAGACGAACGCTGGCGACGGCACCTATCTCAAGTTGGAGTTCGTGCTGGACGGGAGCGACGGGCTGGGCTTCAAGGGCCGCAAGGCCTGGGCGATTCTCAACCTCGTGAACAAGTCGGCCAAGGCTGTGACTATCGCCAACCGAGACCGTGCGGCGTTGTGCGCGGCGGTGGGTTTACCGCCCGACATCGGTGACAGCGAGCAGCTGCACTGGAAACCGTTGCAGATCCATCTCAAGGTCAAGCCCGCTGATGGCCAGTACAAGGCGGGCAACGATGTGAAGGGCTACCGCGCTCTGGGAGCGCAGTCAGCAGGAGCTGTTGCAGATGCGGCTCCTGCCCCGCTCCAGGGCACCCCCCCTCCCTGGTAGCCCGAGTACCGAGCGGCCAGGCGAGGGCCTTGGCGGGTCTCCCTGGCCGCTCACCCTTCACCCCTTTGAGGAACGATCGACATGGCCAAGCTACCTCCCTACCGCAGCACCAAGACCAAGACCGCCGAACTGATCTTCGAGGCTCGGGAGAAAGAGCCCGGCGAGTGGAGACGCCAGCATCTGGGCTGCTCGATCATTGGGCGTGCCTGCTCTCGGGAGCTTTGGTACTCGTTCCGTTGGTCCATGAACCCGAAGCACCCTGGGCGCCTCCTGCGCTTGTTCGAGCGGGGACAGAATGAGGAGGACGGACTGGCCCGCGACATGCGCCTGGCTGGGCTGGAGGTCCAGCAGTACGACGAGGACGGGAGGCAGCTGAGGGTGAAGTTCGGCGCACACATCGGCGGCAGCCGAGACGGCACAGTGACCGGCGTTCCCGAAGCTCCTAAGAGCCCGCACGTTTGGGAGTGCAAGACGACGAACCTGAACGGCTACCGCAAGCTCCAGAAGGAGGGAGTCCAGGCAGCGAAGCCTGAACACTACGCACAGATGCAGTTGTACATGCTCGGCGCAGGGCTCAAGAGGGCGCTCTACACTGCTGTCTGTAAGGACAACGACCATATCCATGCAGAGCGCGTCCACTTCGATGAGAGGGCAGCACAGGCCCTTGTGCGCAAGGCTGAGGCGGTCGTCGCCTCGCCAGAGCCGCTGACCCGAATCTCTCGCAACCCCTCATGGTGGCAGTGCAAGTTCTGCGACCACCACTCGACCTGCCAACTGGGCGATCACAGCAAGATCGAGCGCAACTGCCGCACCTGTCTGTCTTCGACAGCTGAGGATGATGGTAGCTGGACATGCACGGAGTTCGTCAAGTCGCTGCCCTTCGATGAGCAGTGCAAAGGTTGCACGGCGCACCGATTCATTCCGCAGATGCTCTCACCATGGAAGCCCATCGGTCGTGCTGATCGGACGATCACCTACCGTAAGCCTGACGGCAGCGAGTGGGCTGATGAGGGAGGTGAGGTGTGAGCGATCAGCCCCTCACCCCAGGCGACAACGTAACAGTCAAGTTCCCGGACAAGATCGAGGTCGTCGGCCCTCTCAAGCTGCTGTGGATCGAGGACAAGATAGCGACGGTCTGCCACCCGGCGCTTGATGAGCGGTTCGCTAAGCGGGTGCTGGCGAAGTATGTGAAGCTATGCACACCCTAAGGCCCTACCAGCAGGACACGGTCGACGCGCACTACGTTGCGTTGCAGGAGCCGGGGGCCAATCCGCTCTTTGTGCTGCCGACTGCCTCAGGCAAGAGCCTCGTGATCGCAGAGTTCTGCAAGCGGTCTATCCTTCAATGGCCCGATACGCGCATCCTTGTCCTGGCCCATGTGCGCGAGCTGCTGGAGCAGAACCATGACGAGCTGATGAACCACCTCGACGGCGCGGACATCTCGACGGGTATCTACTCGGCTGGGATTGGGCGGCGGGACACGACCGAGAGCGTGATCTTCGCTGGCATCCAGAGCGCGGCGCACAAGGATGAGATGCACCAGCATTGGAATCTTGTGCTGATCGATGAGTGCCACCGGGTCAACAGCAAGACCGAGGGGCGGTATCGGGACTACTTGGCCGAACTGCAGGTCATCAACCCGAGCATCCGAGTCGTGGGTTATACGGCCACACACTACCGCCTCGACGGCGGATACTTGCACAAGGGTAAAGATGCCTTGTTCACAGGCATCGGCTACACGGTCCCAGTCGAGATGCTCGTGTGCCAGGGCTACCTGAGCACCCTTCGCTGCAAGCAACCAGAGCACCAGATCGACACGAGCGGTTGCAAGACTCGGCAAGGCGACTGGGTAACCAAGGATCTCTCAGCGGCAGCGATGGAGGGCGAGAACGTGCGCCTGGCTGTTGGCGAGGCCGTGCGCATTGCGCGAGAAGAGAAGCGCGAGCACTGGCTCGCTTTTGCCGTAGACATCGCGCACGCGCTGGAGATCCAGGCGCAGCTAGATGCGCACGGTGTCACTGCTGAGTGCGTCTTCGGTCACACGCCGAAGGACGAGCGCGACAGCACAACCGCCAGATTCAAGGCCGGTGAGTTGCCCTGCCTGATCAATGTTGGCTGTCTCACGACCGGGTTCAACGCCACGCTCATCGACTGCCTGATGGTGCTTCGGCCGACCAAGAGCACCTCGCTGTATGTGCAGATTTACGGTCGCGGCATGAGACTGCACGAGGGCAAAGAGGACTGCCTGGTGATCGACTTCGGCGGCAACGTCACCCGCCACGGGCCAATCAACAGAGTGGCCATCGAAGAGACAGGCGATAAGGTCAAGCCGGGCGAGGCCCTGGTGAAGGTGTGCCCTGAGTGCAGCGAAGTCGTGCCGCTGGGAGCCAAGGAGTGCCCGGAGTGCCAGTACGTCTGGCCGGTGAGCGAGAAGCACGACACGGTGGCAGGCACGGCTCAGCCCATCGACATGGGGCCAGCGCCCAAGCCCCAGAAGATGCGCGTATCGTCGATGACGGCCCGCAAGTGGACGAAGCAGGACAAGCCACCGAGTATGAGGGTGGACTACATGGTCGGGCTGACCCAGGTGTCGGAGTGGGTCTGTTTTGAGCATGGCGGATTTGCCGCCAGCAAGGCCAGCGATTGGTGGTGTAAGTTGGGAGCCATGCCAGTCCCTCTCACTGTTGATGAGGCGCTGGGCAGAGTGGACGAGTTGACGGTCCCGAGTCACGCCCTGGTGGGACTGGTGGGAGCTGAGGGCAAGTACAAGCGGATCGTCGCGGTGATGACGGACGATGAGACGGCGGTGAAGATCACCGCAGTCATTGACAAGAGACCGGCGCGGTTGCAGGAGCCAGGGCCGCTGCCTTTTTAGTTTTAGGAGGTGGTGATGACGAAGAAGCGCAAACTTTACACCCCGATGAACCGCAGCAAGGGAGGGTACGAAGTCCTGATAGACGGCGAGACCGAGTGGCAGGTCAGCAACGCAAGCACGATTCGCCGGGCCGTGCGCGAGAGCGGGCTATCCATGGTCAACGCGGGCCAGACGGTAACGAGCGAGTGGGGTCACCAGTACCGAAAGGCGGTGAGCAAGTGACTGACTGGAGAGAGCGCCTGCCTCAAGACATCTGCTCAGAGGCCAGCGAGTGGCTGGCAGTACAGCCCGACATGCTGACGGCATGGAGGACTTGCGAGCGATCCGACTGGATGCTGTACCAAGCAAAGTGCCCCAGCCATGTGCTGACCTACGCTGTGTGTCAGGTGGCTCGCACGGCGTTGCAGTTTGTGCCTGATGGTGAGCACCGACCTCGCGAAGCGATTGAGACTGCCGAGGCGTGGGCGAGATCCGAAGGTGTCGTGTCTGAGGATGAACTGGCCGCAGCCAGGGCCGCATCCTGGGCCGCCGCCAGTGACGC